TTCGGCGACGCCTACTCCAAGCCGCCTACAACCAACGCGGCGGGAAATTTCGGGTTGGCATGTCCGCAGATTCCGCCTGATGGCGGCTGGATCGCCTATGACCTGGACGTTTACTTTCGCCGCACCGATGAGCAGAACTGGCACAAGCCAGCGTCAAGCTACAACCAGGGGCCGCCGGTCTCAAGTCCGGGCGATTCGCTAAGCCAGGGTGAAGGAATGCCGCTGGGCGGGCCATCATACCAGCAGAGCGCGAGCGACTACGAGACGACCGAGTATCACGGTTATCCCGAGTGGTTGGTGCTGTTGCAGTTCAAAGGGCTTCGCGCGCAGTACTTACCGGTTGTGCCGAACATTAAAACGATCGGCGGCAAGCCCGCGAAACTCATTGAACAGGAAATCACGCAGCCAAAAATTGCGTTTGACCTGTTTGAGTGCCCCGCGTGGTTCGTCCGCGCGTGGCGACTCTATCGGTTTAGCGGAAGTGTGCAAGCCGTGTTTGGGCAGGGGAGTAAAGATAGTTGCGCGAAGCCGAATATTACCGATAACTACTAAGTCGATCACTAACGAAAAGGCGAGAAAGATGAGCGAAGAATCACCCACCCTGGCAGCATCGGTTGAACCAGGAACCGCACCAATTCCCACCACACCAGCCATAACCGCCGCGCGACAATACCGGCTGAATCTATCCCCGCCGGCATTCCTGCAAATCGCGGCACACTCGCCAGACGGCAACTCCCTGGAAGTCAACATCGACGTCTACGAAGCACGCCGCATCCTGGAGCAAGCCGAACGCAACACCGATTCGGAGGCGAAACGCTGGGCCGTGGTGCTCGATTGGCTCGCGACGAAAACGGCCATTGCCCGCGAAAAGTGGAGCGAATCGCAGGCTATCGAATTCAACGACACGGTGAGCGAGATCGTCGCCACCCTCAACGATGAACGTAAAAAAAAAGCCGCGCAGATTGCATCCTCGCCCGTTGTTATCCCGGCCTCCCTTCCTGGGTGCTGTTAGACGAAGAGTTGAAACAGGAGTGGCTCGACAACATCCCGGCCGCGCTGCTTTATGAGGACAAGATACGGCGCAGCCTGGAGCCGACCACCAAGGAAGGCGTTTATAATCGCGTGCTGGTGGAAACCGGGGATAAAGAAATCGCGGAAAAGGCGAAAGCCGAGTTTTGGATGGAAGTGAAGTTGGCCAAGCTCGAAAGTGAGAAACGATGAAAGCCTCGGAAATTCTCGCCGCGCCGTTCAATTGGGTTAAAAACCAATTTCCGAAGCTCAACAGCAGCCAGCAGAAGTTGCAGGCCGCGCTCGTCGGCCACGACCCGACCGCAGGCTATCAGGGACTGCCGAACTACCCCTACGCCACCATCGTTAATTCGATCCCGCCTTACACGCTGTTTGACGGCAAGATGATGCTCGACACCGATCCGGTAGTTGAGTTTGGCCTGAACATTCGGAACGCCGCTTTATCGGTCGCGGAAATCGAGATCACCGCTAAGAGCGAGCAGGTGAAGAAGTGGCTCGACGATCAGTGGCGGGTGATTTGGGAGTTGAATCGCGGCAAGATTCTGGCGACGAAGAAGTGGGGATTCAATGGGTTGCAGCCGACCTACAAAATGAATCCGGCTACCAGGATGATTGAGATCGAGGGGCTGAAGGATTTTGCGCCGGAGGACATGAAGGCGCTACGAAATAAGAAATCCGGCAACCCTTGTGGATTCAAGGTTCGCGGCCGTGAATTGTACGGCCCCCGCGCCTTGTGGCTGACCTTCAACGCGGAGTATGGCTCGCCTTACGGTAAGGGCGTTCTGCGCCGCATGTGGCCGCCATGGTTCAAAAAATGGATGCCTCACGGTGCGGAGAAATTGACGCAACTCCGCATGATTAAAGACGCGTATATCGGCGACATTTTCTGGTATCCGCCGAACATGAACCTGACGATCAACGGCCAAGAGGTGCCGTGGCGCGACGTGCTACGCCAGCAAGGTGAGAATCGGTTGAGTGGTGGCGCGCTCACCATGCCGATGCTGATCGACAACAACGGCAAGGATTTGACGCGATACACCCCGCCGCAACATATCCCAGGTGCGACGGACATTTTCCAGTGGCGCGAGAGCATCGACGAAGATATTCTCCGCGCGGCGGACATCCCGATTGAAGTAGTGAAGGCCAGCGAGACAGGGAGCGGGTATTCAGGGCGAAGCATCCCGTTCATGGTGCTGCTGTCGGTCTGCAATGAGGAGTTGACCTGTTACGTTCAAGCGATTGAGCAATTGCTTCGCGATGTGGCGTGGTTGAACTGGGGAAGTGATCCTGAATTTGAGTTGCGGCCGAAGAGTCTGGTGGAGAGTTTCGCGCAGGATGCGAGCGGGAGCCCGATGGGCGGTGGGGCGATTGGTGGGCAGCCGGGACAGGGAGGGAATGGGCAGCCAGGAGGGATGCAAGGCGGCGGCGCGATGACGGGAGCGATGCAGCCAGGGGGAAGGATGGCGGGTGGTGGGACGCGATTCGCTGAAGGTGAAACCGAACCGACCATCCATCAATTCAGCAGCACGCAATTCAACCTTCCCGGCGAACTCGCTTTTCAACTTCGCCAAATGGGAGACCGCATCAACTACGATGACCTCGCAGAGGACGGCCGTGAACTCAACCCGCACATCACCGTCAAGTATGGCCTGCACACCAACGATGCGGAGGAAGTGCGGCGAGCAGTCCAAGACTCCGCGCCAATCGCGGTGACGTTCGGGAAAACTTCCGTGTTTCCCGCCCTGGAGGCAAGCTCCCAGCGAGGCGGTGCGCAATATGACGTCGTAAAAATCGAAATTGAAAGCCAGGGACTTCGCGAACTCAACGCGACCATCAGTGAAAAGCTGCACTGCACTGACACCTATCCCGACTACAAGCCACATTGCACGATTGCCTACGTGAAGCCGGGCATGGGAGAGACTTACGCTGCCGCGCTGAACGATTTGCAGGGCAAGGTGGCGGTATTTGATCGGTTGATTTTCTCCGACAAGACGGGAACGCACACGTCGATTCCGCTGCTGGGGACTTCGACGAGGTTCGAAGAACCCTCCCCCTCCTCCCAAGACGACATCACCGCCATCGGCACGGCCGCCGCTCGCTCACGTATCCGCGCCGCCGCCGACGCTATCCGTGCGTTGGTAAATGACCCTCAAAAAAAAACGGCTAATTTAACCGATCCGTTTAACCCGCTTGGCACGTTCGATTCGTTCGCGCTCCTGACCGACATCGAAACCCTCATCGAATCCCTTTCGCGCGGCATTTCCTCCGACCTGCAAGCCTCCATGTTCGCTGGGCAGCTTTCCGGCGCGGCTGAGGTGGCTGTCTCGGTTCCGCCTGCCTTGACGCCGCCCGCCGCGCCGGTTGGCCCTCCCGGCATTCCACCCGCGCCACCTACCCTGGCAGCACTCTTCCCAGACGAACCGCCGCCCGACCTCTTCTTTCCCGTCTTGGATGACGCGGTGCAAGTTCTGGAATCCTCCGAAGTGTTCACGTCGAACGACTACCGCCAAGTAGCGGAAGAAGTGCGGCGCGGGGCGTTTGGCATTACGTCCGACCTGGAAGCTAAAGCAGTGGCCGACGTCCGCGATATCCTGCAAGAGAACATCGCCAAGGGTGCGAATCTTGAGGACTTCACGGAGGCGGTTGTCGCGCGGTTGGAAGCGGAAGGGCCGCTGTCGGAATCGCACATCGAGACGATCTTCCGAACCAACGTGAACGCGGCATTCTCGAACGGCGCGAACAAGTCGCTAGAGCAGCCGATGGTGAGCGATGCTTTCCCGTATCGGGCTTACTTCGCCACGACTGACCAGCGGGTGCGGCCAGAACATGCGGCGATGGAACGGCACGGATTGAACGGGACGAACATCTACCGGGCCGACGATCCGACGTGGTTTAAGTTCCGTCCGCCGTTCGATTACAACTGCCGCTGTAGCTGGACGCCGGTATCGGTGGAGCAAGCTGCCAGGAGGGGCGTGAAGGAAGCCGAGAGTTGGTGGAATCGCGCAAAAACGGTACGCGATGAACAGTTCAACGGAGAAGGCCGAATCGTGGAATATCTGAATCGGACTGCACCCAGCGAGCGGGAATGGGTCGCGCCGCCGCCGTTTGAGCCGTCGCCGGAGTTTGCTAGATTTACTGAGGATTTCGAACAGAAACATCCTCGCAACGAAGATGGTGAATTTGTGGAGAAGAACAAGGCCGTTAGCGCCGAAGCTCGCCGACTCGCAAACCAGCGAAATAAACACGGCAAGGAAAAGTTCGCGGCAAAGGTAGCGCAATCTGCAAAAGAACTTGGCGTATCACCTGAAGAGTTAATGGAGGCAATCGTCGGCAAAGGTAAAGAAGATGCCGACAAACGAAATGCTGCCAAAGCCGCCGCCGCAAAGAATATGGCCAAAGAACAGGCCGAAGATAAAGAGACAGAGGCAATTGTATCAGACGTTGAATCGCAACTTCTTTCTGCTGGCTGGAAGCTCGAATATAAGAGCGAATCGGGAAGTAAATACTATGTTGCTCCGAACGGGATCAAATTGCGGCTAAGCAATCATG